CTTTATGTTGACGTTGCAATTGAACCAATGAAGGATGTTGAGTTTATTTACATTCCAATTGCCTTGTACAATCCAGGCACAATTGCTAACTTAGGCGCAACATCGACCTAAGATTTTGGATAAATAAGGATAACAGGAGAATAATATGGCAGTAGCAAGTTTAAGCAAATTTACAGTACCGCTAGCAAATAGTCAGAGCGCAGACAGCCAAGGTTTGCTAATGCCAAAATTAAAATATCGCTTCCGGGCGACATTTGTGAATTTTGGCGTTACAAACAGCACAACCGAATTGACTAAGCAAGTGGTAGACATCAAGCGTCCACAGGTTAACTTTAACCCTATTACAATTGATGTATACAACAGCAAGGTTTATCTACAAGGTAAGCCTGAGTGGCAAGAAACCACAATCAATCTACGTGACGACAGCACTGGTGCTGTAAGTCGTTTAGTTGGTGAACAAATCCAGAAGCAATTCGACTTCCTAGAGCAAGCAAGTGCAGTGTCTGGTATCAACTACAAGTTCCAACTTGTATATGATATCTTGGATGGCGGTAATGGCAACACTACTCCAAACATTCTCGAATCCTGGGAACTAGACGGCTGCTTCTTAAGTTCAGTTGATTATGGCGAAATGGCATACAACAGCAATGACCCTGTACAAATTGCATTGACAATTAAGTTTGACAACGCAGTTCAAACAGCAGGTATTTCTACAACTAGAACAGTAGTTAGCACAACCCCAGGCGGTTCAGTTAACTAATAGTCGATGAGATAATACTAAACCCGGTTTTGACCGGGTTTTTTATTGGATAAATATTAGTATGAGCTCAAATCGTATTTTATCACCGTCGACCCACCCAGCCGGTCCTGCAAGTCGTGCCCCATTGGTCGGTGGCAATCAAACGATTGTGCTGAGTGACTATCGTCATGCTGCAAGAATTTTTACAGATGACAACTTTCGTTTAAGTCCAAAATACGGATTTTTATTCTATGTTGAATTTGACTTCAATCCATTAATCACCAACATCAGTAATCTAGCAGCACAAGAGTTAGGTATGATTGTAAAAAGCGTTGGACTCCCAAAGTACACAGTTGATACCAAAGTTCACAATGCTTACAACAGAGTAAACATTGTTCAAAACAAAATTAAATACGATCCAGTAAACATTGTATTCCATGACGACCAAGCAGACAACGTTCGCAATTTTTGGTATGACTACTACAGCTACTTTTTCAGAGATCCGGACTATGCAGATGCAACGTATAATGCACCGCACAAATATCAAAGCCGTCCGAGTTTTGATTGGGGTTACAGCCCACGCCCTGCGGTAGGATACAATACGTCATTGGCTAATCAGCCTTATCAATATATCCAAGCTATTCGCATATACAGTTTGTATCAAAAGAGTTTTAGCGAATACGAATTAATTAACCCGACTATTACTAGCTTTAAGCATGGAGACCATGTTAATGGCGAGAACAATTTATTAACACACGAAATGTCCGTGCAATTTGAAACGGTCAAATATCATACTGGATTTGTAACTGACAATAACGTAGGCGGGTTCATTGATCTGCATTATGATCGTGTTACTAGCCCACTGTTGGCAGATCCAGACATGGCAAAAATAATCACCACCGGAGAAGGTGGCATTGCATTTGCGCCTGATACAATTGATGACTTGGCAAACTTTAGCACATCAGTTAATCCATACCTAAGATCGGATCAGGCACTTGCACAGACCAGTATGATTGGTGCTGGATCATACGGACTTGATTTTAGATCAACTACATTATTAGCAGCAGGAACAGTAACTACCAATGGCGGTTTTAGTATTCCTAGCTTTGGTAGTTTAGCACAAGGTGCAACAAACAGCGCATCAATTGGGCAACAATTACAGGCAGCGGGTGTTGGATTAGCAAACCGTTCTACTACTACTTTAGTTAACGGTGTTATAGGTGGTGTTGCTAAGGGTCTTGGTAGTAACGGAAGAAGCATTGTTGGATTAGCAGCACAGGCTATTGCTAACCCAAGTGCCGCATTGGCCACAGTTAAGAATATGGCTACACAGTATGCTATGGCATATGTTAACAAGACCGTTAACAGTGCAGTTACCGCAGTATCTAATAAGGTATCTGATGCGGTGGCTGGGTTTGTAAAAGACAAAATTGCAACACCTGCTAGTGAAGCGTTTAACAGCTTTGCAGCAAGTAGTTTCTCTGCAGACTTTAACTTCTCACTTGGTATTGGTCAATACAGCGTGGGATCAGAAGCGTGGCAAGCGGCCCAGGAATGGTAATCAATGGCAAATAATCAAATAACCACAGCAACAAACACAACTGGCCCAGACCTATCAGCTGAGTCAGCATCAACTGATGCACGTAAATATTTCAACAATTTCTACACTGAAAAATTTGATATATCTGCAGGTGCCAATGATGCTATTGTTGCATTCTTTGAACAGTATGCAGACAACCCTGCTACTGCAAAAAATTTAAGTGCAGCAGTTATCTACACAGCATTGGCGCAAAACTTAAATCCAATTGCTGTGCTCAATGAGTTTCAACAATTACCAAAAGGGCAGTTGAATAACTATTTAATGGCCTTCTTAAACATTAATAGAGCTCCTACTAGTGTATTGGGCATCAAAGATAAGTCTAAGACGAGCCCTTATGTATCTCGAACAATTCTATTATGAGTAAGTTTGCACAAGGAAAATATCAAATAAAGAATCCCGAAAAGTATGTGGGCAATAAATCTCCTACGTATAGATCCGGGTGGGAACACACATTTATGACCATGTGTGATAATAACCCTTCTATAACACAATGGGCAAGTGAAGCGATTCACATCAACTATCGTAATCCCTTTACCAACAAGATGACAATTTACGTACCAGATTTTTTAATGGTATACGTAGATGCCAATGGCAAACAACATGCAGAAGTCATTGAAGTAAAGCCCAAAAAAGAAACTAGTTTACAGGAAGCAGGCCGCAGCGCAAAAGCACAGGCCGCCGCAATTCTAAACATGGCTAAATGGGAAGCTGCTAGGGCCTGGTGTAAAGCACACAATCTAAAGTTTAGAATTGTCACCGAAGATGATATTTTCCATCAGGGTCGTGCCAAATAAATATTGGTATGACTAAAAAACTAGAAGAACTATTTAACTTGCCCAGTGCAGATGCCACTGTTGAAGAAACAACGGCTGCAATTGAAGAGAACCGTACTATAATCGCTGATGTTGATGCTGCGATTGACAAAATTGATGCTGCATTGCCTGGTGTTAAAAGTCTAGATGCAGGGGACGACGAGCTAGATGAATTAGCCAAGCTAGCCAAAGACAAGTTTGAAGATCTAATGGATTTGGGTATGAACGTCGACCCACGCTTTGGAGGCGTAATTTTCCAAACAGCAGGTACCTTACTAGGGCATGCAATATCGGCCAAAACAGCTAAAATGGATAAAAAGTTACGTACTATTACCCTACAGCTACAAAAAGCCAGACTGGATCACCAAATTAAAAAAGATCAAGCGGGTGCTGGGCAAACCGAAGAGCCAATCGACGGCCAAGGTATTGTGTTGGACCGTAACGAATTATTAAAACAGATACTGAGCAAGAAAGACAATTGATTGTTTCTTGCTAAATATAAGATATAGGATTATAATGATGAAACCATTTCAGTCATACATTTTCGAATTGAAGAAACCGTTCGAATTTCGTGTTAAATTGGCAACGATTGAGCCTAAGGGTGAAGTAATGGAACGTATTAAAAATGCGTTAAACACTTACCAGTTAGAAAGCGTTAGCCCAGTTAAGAGTTTACCTATTATGGAACACAGAGAGTTTCCACAATGGGGCCCATGCGAGTGCTGGCAATTTGATGTCAAAGTTGCCTACCCAACAAATACAGTAGCAATCCGTCAATTGATCAAAGAACGTGCCAATATTAATCCTGATTGGATTTGTGTTCGTAATTTAAACGAAGCAGTTGACACAGAAGAAGCAGAAGCAATTGGGCAAGACACAAAAGGACCAGTACTGACTGATCCAGTTCTCAAAGATAATCCAGAAGGTCAAAGTTATGTAGGTCAGAACCGCATTGGTAATCTGCTAAAAGAACTTGAATCACGTAAATTTGAATTTGCACAAGACAGCAAAGAAGCCGGTAAAGATACAAATGATTCTCCGGTTGGCGATGCAAGCCCTATGTCAAAACAGAATAAGATGTATAATCCGCTTAAAGGAAAAAAATAATGAGCCACCACGACGACAATCTATATACCATTTTGGGTAAATTGCAAACGTTAAGAGCAGACGAGCAATCATCTGTTGCTGAAACAAAAACAACAGACACTGTCTACGAGAGCGTGGAAGCTCAAGGTAGCGTACTAGAAGGTGTTAACAAAGTTGAAGCTAAACTTCTTAAGCAGTTTCAAGAATCTAAAAAAGCCAAGAAAGATTACGACAAAGATGGCAAGATTGAATCTGAAAAAGACGAAGTCATTGGTAGTCGCCGTAAAGCTGCTGGCCTAGACGAAGACTCTAAGAAGGCTAAAAAAGATTACGATAAAGATGGCGAGATCGAGTCTGAAAAAGACGAAGTAATTGGTAGTCGTCGTAAAGCTGCGGGCTTAGACGAAAACCAAGTGGACGAAATGTTTGCGTTTGATACCAAGCCAGGTAAAGACAAAGGTCGTCCCGATGAGTTAGCTCGTCGTGCTAAATTGGGCAAGAACCCGTTAGCAAAAGGCAGTCCACACGCCTCTGAATACAAAACAAAAGACAAATATGGCAATGCATATAATATTGCTGGTCCAAAAGGTCAATTGCCAGAAGAGCGTGAAGAAAACGTTGCTATTCCCGGAACAGATAAAAAAGCTCAATCTAAATATACTCCGGTAAACAAGCCAGCACCTGTTAAGAAATTTGACAAACCGACTGACAAGTTTGACAAGATTAAAAACGAAGAGACAGTTTCTGAGCGAGCAAGAAACAAGTACTCTATTGGCATGGCAGCAGCTAAAAAGTCAGCTGGATACGGCTCTAAGCCGGCACACAACTTGCCAAAGAAAGTGATTAACAAAGGTCACGAAATTGCCAGGAGCATTAACGAAGGCATTAACTTTGCTGAGATGATGCGCGATACTGATACTAGCGTAGCAGAGATGTTGAGCGAACTGCAAGCAGATATTACAGATTTTAAGAAAACAGGACATGCTAGTGACAAGCTAGAAGCCTTCTTAAAAGTGCACCACCATGGTAAGCGTCTAATGGGCGAAGCAGTGCCAAAGGGACCTAGCTTTGCACCACAAGATGCAATGGCATTAGCAAAACCAACAGCTCCATTTGAACCAAGTCGTATCCAAGGTACTAAACCACCGTCAATGGTAGACCGCGCTAAAGGCGCATTAGGTTCTGTCGCTAGCGGCATTAACAAAGTAATTGGTCACGGTAGTGATGAGGACTTGTTGGCAGACTTGCGTAACAAAAGCACAATGGAAGAAGATGCTAAGTTACACGAACTAGCACGTTTAGCTGGATTAACACTAGAAGAAAATTTTGAACTCAATGATGTTCCTGGCATGGGACAAGAGGGCAAGATTAGTGTTAGTTCTAACAGCAGCAGTGATGGCAACAGAAGTGTTAGTATCAATGCCGATGGCGAAGCAGCAGACGAACTAATGCAGATGTTAAAGATTGCTGGCCTTGGCGGCGGCGATGTTGATTTAGACATGTCGGCTATGCCAGATGATGAACTAGAAATGGTAGATGTTCCAACTGACTGTGGCGATGACGTAGTTAGCATGGACACAGACGGCTTGTCCGGGGACGAAGGAGTCGAAGAAGACTACTCCAATGAACCAGACGAACAATACTTTAGTATGAAGGCCAGTACGTTGAATCCAGGCGAAGGCGATAATGGCGAAAAACAAATGAACCCAGATCGTCCTACATTTAAGAATGGCGACAATGCAATGAGCCGCCCACCAATGCGTGAAGCTGTTCTTGCACTAGAAGCTGAACTGGCTGCTGAGTACGAAAGCATTAAAAAAGTTAGCAAGTAATATGAAAATTACAGAAATAATCGTCGAAGGACATGATGGTGTAAAGCCCGGATTTGCTACTCAAGATAAAGGTGAGTGGCGATTCCGTGACCAAGGCGGTTACGATCGTACATATAACTTAAACCGTGTAATGATGGCCACAGCAATGGCAGATGGTAAATCTACTAGCCCTGTGGAAATGGACCAAAGCAGTTGGGTTGAAAAATACAACATTGCTCGCCCGTACACTGAGGAAGAGCACAATATGATGCAACAAGCTCTTAAGACGGTTGATAGCGAATATCAACACACCGAACGTGATCATAAGAGCCGAGAGCAAGACGATGTACATCGTGTAAGTCCGCATCGTAATCCGGGTCCTATTGTTCGAAAAAGATGAAACAGTATCGCATAACCTCTGCTAATTTTGTTTTGCCCGGCGAAACCGGAGATGCAGATGCGGTTATGGATGCTGCGGATTTAGCAGATATCAAACGTTTAGCAGGTATCGTAGAAACTGCCCCGGTCCCTGGTGGACTTCAAGGGCCAGTAGGCGGTGTAATGGACAACGTAACAAACAGCACCGGCGATGGTATTGTTAGTCCAGTGGGCACAGTAGAGGAACCATCAAAACAAAGCCGCCGCGATCTTGAACGTGAATACAACGCCAAGACCGGGACGGATTTATGGTTTATAATTAACTTTGCTGACGCCGGTAGTATCAGACGTCAAATCGAAAGTTACCTAGATAAGCACCCTGAGTATCGTCAGCGTCCGCTGCCAACGCAGGATTTTTAATTCCCAAGTACTTGTACCACGATTCTTGTGGCACATGAATCTTTCGATCTTTCCACTTAGCAACCAAATTGTAATAGTCAGGCTTATAAGGGTCACGTAGTGGCTTCATAAGTTTGTGACCTTTTTTATGGTTACAAGGCTTGCAGCTAGTTACACAGTTTTCAAAG